GTGTTTACTTCATTAATTTCAAGTTCAAGTTTGATCATTTTGTTTTCTTTCCTATGTTATATTTCGGTACTAATTCCCATTGTTCCTTCTCTTTGAAGGAAACAACTTTAATTTGAGACAGAGATGCTTTCTGCTCAGCCTGTGTATTATTTAGGATCTTTAACAGATCCCAATCCTGTAACAGACCAGCAATAGCATTTCTACGCTCAATATCACCAGCAGTGATATTCGATTCTTTACCGTCCAAAGCAAATAGTTCTTTGAAGTGAACGATAAAGTACCTACCTTGTTTATGTAAAATATGGCAAGATTGGTATAGTTTCTTTTCTTTCCTAGAAGCAATGCCAATGCGAGTCAGTGTTTCACGTACCTTCAAAAAATTATCAGGTTCAGGTAGTGTCACTTCAAGCATGGAATCTGGCGTCCAGTCGTAATAAATCATTTCAACAGTCATTATTTTCCACCCTTATATAATTTTTCTTCTATCATAGTCAACTGTTCTTGGGTAAGAACACTTAGTGCTTGTTTAGCTTTCTCAGCAGAGTATTTATAATACTCCATAACAAGTTTCAAAGAATCAGATTTGGCTTCTTTTTTAGCCCAGTCCTTTTTGAACCTCTTTTTCTTTGGTATACTATTTAGATAAAATTGAAATTGCCATTCTGGTGGAATGTAATAATGCTGGTTTATCTGGTTTGCATACATAATTGTATCTGGAAACTCAGACAACCCTCTGTTTACAATGAATGCTCCTTTTCTATAATCTTTAACAGCCTGTGGGTCGGCAAACAAATTCTCCTTGGAGAAGTTGATCGCATTTAAAAAATCAAATGGGCTCATGTAGCACCCAGTTCTCTGCTACATTTTCAGCTTCGTCGATTGTTGTGTATGATCTAAATTCATTATAGTCATCCTCAGCGTCAAATAACAAAACTCCATAATCACCATTAGCAGTTTGATAGACTCGAGAGTTACGAGTCCCATCTTGATATTCACTTAATATTGGTGTCATTTGTCGAACCCCATTTCTTTCAAATTATCAGGTGTCGCTGCAAAGAATTTTCCTGGATATCTTTGTGCAAGATTATCTTCAACTTGACTGCGACTATCTCCCTGAGCCATAAATGATTTATCGTGAGCACTATAAACAAAATACCTGCCGTTTTGCTTTTCGATAATAATTCGTGTAACCCTTTCTTCAATTTCTTCTTTGACAGAACCTTCTACGTGAATAAGAAATTTAGCTATTAAATACTTAGCATAAAGTTCACGTGCCACCCAGCCGAACGCAAAGGAAATACAAAAGGTAATAATAATATCAACCATAAGTACCTCACTTAAATTTACAGTTTACCATTATCTCTGTCATCGCAGCCATGATGTTAATTTCTTGGTCGGCTACGAAGGCAGCTTTGTATTGGTAATCAGCTAAAGTGAGAACCAACTGTGGAATACTGTTTTCTTGCAGGGTATTTATCGCATTATCATAAAGTTCTTTGAACAATGGAGCAGTTCCAAGTTCAGAGTTTTTACCAACCCACTTACGAACCTCAGAGAAGTTCTTGTCTTTCAAATGTTTGATAAGTTCTTTATACGATTCAGCAGAAGCATTCAACAAAATGCCAGAGTCAATCTTACCTGATACAGAATAACGCTGTAGTTCATTAAGAATACGACGATAGTCTGGGAAGTGTTTGATAATTAGTTCAGAAACAACCTTTGGATCAAACTCAACACCCTCGTTCTTTAGAATCTGAGAAGTTCTTTTGAAGAACGTGGCTGCGATTTCCTGCTTGTCTTTGGAGTCAATCTTAAACTCAATCACAGCACATCGACTGTGGAGTGGTTCAATGATACGATTCTTAAAGTTACATGTGAAGATAAAAGAACAGTTATTGGAGAACTGTTCGATCATCGCACGCAAGGCAGGTTGGACAGAATCGGCATTCATATAATCCGCTTCGTCAACGATAATAACTTTCTTGGCGTCAGTTAGGGAAACTGTTGAGGCAAAGTTCTTAACTGTATTACGAAGAACATCAATCGAACGACCTTCATCCGATCCGTTAATCATAATGTAATCAGCACCAACTTCATTACAAAGTGCCTTGGCGATAGTAGTTTTACCTACACCTGCAGTACCACAGAAAAGAAACGTGGGTAGTTGACCCTTGCTCACATATTCTTTGAATGTTTTCTTCAGAGATTCTGGAAGAACACACTCATCAATTTTTTGTGGACGATACTTCTCAACCCACAAAAACAACTCATCACGAGATTCAATCATAATATAATATCCAATTTAAAAATTAACTAAACCATTAACCACATATTCTTTTTCACGTTCCAACTTATAGTTGGTGGCAAACTTACCATGTTTTTTTAAATTTGCTGCACACTGATTATAAACATTAATACTAATCTTCCTAATATGTTTGTGTGCTAGATTATCCTCAGGCATTTCTTGGAGATTATCTTTAACATAACAGTGGATAACTGGTAGATGCTTTTTAACCAGTGGTCCATTTTTGTTATCGTCTTTAAAATCCCAAACCCATACTTTATCCACAGAGAAACCTCCAAATAAATTTGGAGTAATAGCCTTTGGCGTTTTCTTATTCATAATATATTCCTATCAAAAAGCTGGTTTAACAAAATTCCTATCATTTGGTCCAACATTGTTGGAGTTTACTGTACGAAAATTTATTGCCACAGAGATACGATCTTCATCAGATTCGTTTGGTTCAACATAATGCTGAATATATCCAGGTCCCATAAACAACAGAGATTCTGTAACCTCAATTGTTTTATTCACATCAGTGAAAGTGCTTCTGGGCATATATCCACCTGGAGGAAATGTCCAATAGACAGAATCATTCGGATTCATCAATACCAAATTACCACAGTTCTTTGGTGCTTTAGGATAATAGGTTGAGAATAAAACATGTCCTGGATGGATATGCGGTGCGATATACTCACCACGTCCAGAAATATTAAACCAAACAGCATCGATTGCTACAGATACACTGGCCACAGGATTAAACTGGGAGAGATTACGTTTAGCAGTTTCTAAAGTATAAGAAATAACCTTCTTTAAATCTGGACATGAATCAATCTCGGAATTAGTTAAGTAATAACTTCTCCACTTTAATCCTGTTGGTGATTTTCTGTAATAACTTACTTCACGTTTCTCAGGCGATGCATCTCGTAGCTTGTATGCTAGGTTGGCAATGTTATCATTGTTAATATCTGATAACTCGCCAACCCAATACGGTGTAACGAAACACTCTAACTGCTGCATTATGCGCTAAAAGTAGAGTCCGCTTCAACGGCTACATAATAAACCAAGTCGCCATTGCCTTTGAATCGAGAGATTTTCTTAGAAGAGATACTAACGGCATAATCACCTGGGAGCATCTTCAAGTTCTCAACTTTCAAATTGACTTTGAATGATGTATCTGTAGTTCCAACAGCTTCATTGAAAGAGTTACCTGTTGTATTTTTCTTATCACCAACAACAGCAGTGATAGATGAACCATCACCAACGATAGACAAGTCTTCAGAGCGAAGTACGCCAGCAGTCTTACGAATCATATCAAGTTGTTGAGCAGTCAATGTGAAATTGATTTCTGCGTCAGGGAAAGTGATGCTCTTAGTCGGAGCAACGAGAACATCAGCAGAAGCACCGAAATACTTAATGCTCATGTTACCTTGTTTGATAGTGACAAACTTATCATTGAAAGTCAAATCAGGATCTTCAAATACAGACATCGCACCCAAGAACTCATTGAGATCATAGATACCAAAATCTGCAGGGAAAGATTCAGTAACAGTTGTATCCGCCATCACATTTTTCTGTGACGAGATAGTCGCCAATTTGTTGCCCTGTTTTAACAAAAGGTTGCTGTTGATACCAGCAAAGTTCTTGATAACGGCAACTGTTTCTTTACTTAATTTCATTTACTTCTCCTATTCATATGTAACATAACTATGTATAAAAATTATACTTTCAAAATCACTAAATGTCAAATTATTTTTCTTTGCTATATTTGACATCATGTTCGTAAAGAAACATTAGGCAACACATTGCATGCGCCAAGTGATTCTTTCCAGTTTC